GTGACAACGCCAAAACTAACCGAAGTTAGAAAAACCCATTGACAATCTAACCTAAGTAAGATATCATATAGATGTGAACTTACCCAAGTTATTTTTGAGGGGGGGTTCAAACTTTGGCAGTTATCAGTGGTGCAATGTTTGCTGGCACTTATATTGTACCCTGATAGCTAACCAAAGTCAACTGCAATATCTCAAAAAACTAACTTTCGTATCCTTGCCCAAAAAGCAAGGCAAAGTTTTGGAGGTGGTCTAAATCTAGGGGGTTGTGTCGAAAAAAGGTGGCAAGGGATGGGGGTGATGAATTGTTTTTGTCAAAAAGAGAAATGCTCTCCAGAATCGAAACATTGGAGAGTATGGTAGTGAAACTAATTGCACAGAAAGACGCTTTTGAAGATACTTGCCGTGTTTGTGAACGCCATAATACGGCTTATATCGATGGAAAACTCATTGAATATTGCAACCTTTATGCAAGTGAACATTGCAAACACTTTAAGGGGATTGAAGGTTTTCCCAAATCATGCGAAGCAAAGCCCACAGTGGATTAGAGAGGAAAGCTCCAGCTAACGATGAAAATATAGCAATCTTCCAATCGTGCCAGTCGGCCCGCCTTTTGTCGGCTATCTCGTTTTCTTTATATCGCAAGTAGTTTCGGCCACGCTCACGAATAAAGCAACATTCGAGTGTGTGTTTTTCGGATGGTGTCATTATTTTGATGAGATCCAATTCCCTTAATCTGAGCGCACAATTCTGATTTTCTTTTGTTACCTGAACGTAATCCTTTTCGCATTTTTTGAGAAGTGAAAATTCTTTCTTGTTTAGGGCAATTACAGGGAAATCATCCTTTTTGGCATCTCGCTGACGTTGCCATTCCTGATA